TCTAAAACAGTTCCATTATTTCCTGTGTCAGCAGTCACAACATCCCAAACAATCTTATTTTTATTTACTCCAGAGTTAGGTACAAAGTAAGTAGAGTTCATATCAACTTGATACAATTTATCTTGTTGCGCTCCATCACTTAACTTTAACTGTCCATTAGTATACGGTATAATTAAACTCTTAAAGTAATCTGAGTCAAAGAATGCAGATGTAAAAGTATATGTTGAATTTGCAAATATCCTGTCTATGTATTCCTTTACGTAAATAGCTGGAGCAAATCCTGCTATCTGCCATGTAGTCCCATCAGTGAATCCATTATCTACTAGAGGGTACATATAATTCTCTCCTTTAGTTGTTTGCCAACTTGCTCTAATATTAGTTAGGTTTAACGTATGGTTTAAATCAGCAAAGTTTATATCAGATAATAGTGTACCTTCGATAGCCGACATAAAATCCCCGTTATCTCCAAAGATTGCTATCTTGTATATTACTTGCTTGTCCTCTGTTACTATTTCTAATAACTGCATAAACCCATCTAATTGAGTTATACCATCTTTAAGTACACTTATTACCTGTCTGATGTTAGGATTAAAACCACCATCTATATCTATCTCGTATATGTGTTGTAGTATGTTATTATTATTATCACTCCCAGGCAACATGATAGTCTTTGAAAATGAAGAGTTTCTTTTGTTTGGCTCTCTCACATCAGCAATAGAATAATTTAAAGACATAGGGATACCATCCATTATATCTAACTCCTGACCTGTATCTAATTGTAATACTACCATTTAGTATCTTTGTCTAAATCTATTATAACTATAAGTAAAGTTTATTCTTAAATTGAATAACTTTTGAGTCTCTTCTTGTTTAAAATCATAGCTACTATTACTAATATTGATAGCTACTAATCCATAAGTATCATCTACTAAGTAAACCTCAGGACTAGATATAAGCTGCTCTAACCATGTAGAAGTCTCTTCATCTATCCAGTCACTTAATACTGTTATCGTATCAGTTAACTTTGTATTATATGCGATGTTTGTTCTTGCACCTGTACCGTAACCGTATGTAGTACTGTTACTAAAACTATCTGCATTCTTTCTGTATGAATCTCTTTGTATCCTAACACTCTTACTATCAGCTCTGTAAAATGTAAAGCTATCAAACCCTCCTTTCTTGTTTAAGAAGTGGAATCTGTATAAGTTGTTTCTAGTACAAGTGTTACTAATTGTATATGTTTGAGTAGGTGATACTGCAGAACTGCTTAGGTTGTACCATTTAATATCATAACTAGCTACACTAGCTGTAATAATTGGCTGTGCTCCTAAAGAGATTCCACTACTAGGTATATTGTTTATGTTGTTAGTTCCTGTACTTAGCCTAACCATCTTACTATCATTCAAATCAATGTTTGTAAAGTGGTTTTGGATGTTAACTGTTTGAATCGTAGAACCAGCAGAGTCTTTAGTAATCACTTCAGCGTATCCTATTACTCCACTTGTATCTGTTAAACCGTACAACCAAGCATCTTCGCTATCTCTTATAACAACATTGCTAGTTTGTTCCGTTAAGTAATCAGATGCAGCATTAGTACTCATAACATATTCTAAGTAACCTGTACTAGAGTATGTGCTAAACGGTAAGAAGTCTACTATACCATTCCATGCTGTACCTGTTGTACTTGTTAAGTTATCATACACTACTACTGGGTCTCCATATTGTTCTCCAAACTGTACGGTGAAGTCCTCAAAGCTACCTTTACACTCTTGAAAGCCATTAATAGTATCTCCTATATCAGAACTAATATAAGTCTCTATAATCTTACCTATATTAACATAAGCAGTCCCATAACTAGGATGAGGAAATACCGTTATTCTGTTTGAAGTTCCATTAACTACTATATCTATTACATACTTAAAATTAGTGTTACCACTATTAGTAGAGGATATAACATATATTATATCTTCGTATGCTGGTGTAGTACTATGTGGACTTTGTTCTATTGTAATTGCCATTAGCTAAATTGTATATCTATATCATCAGCAAAGCCTTTCGCTATTGCCTTAGTAAAATCATCTGTTAATCCATCTATCTCATCTGAATAGAAGTTAGTAGCCTTTATTCCTTTCGTTTTAATACTCTTAGCCATTGCAAACGCTAGGCTCTTTCTTAGTTTGTCCTGAGTTATAGCTTTCTTCCTAGGTTTAATAGTCTTAGGAGCTTTCGCTACTATACCTCTTAACCTTATAAACTCTAACATAGCTTCTTGAGGTGGTTGCTTCCCTCCTCTCATCCTACCCTCATCTACTGCTTTCCAGTAGTCCTCCATTATTAAAGTAAAGGTAAACTTAGTTTCTTTGTCCTCTATCTTTACATCTATACTTTGTGCTAATGCACCACTAGATACCCTATCAACATTCTCTAAACTCTTTACAAGCGTATCAATCCATATTTGTCTCTGAACAGCTAAAGTCTCCTCTAAACTCTTAGGAATAAAAGTACTGTCTAAAAACTCAAATTGCGACTTTGCCCTTCCTGCCATTATCTTGCTTGATTCATTTTAACTATCATTCTCTCGTAGTTCTGCTTACTCTTGTAATAACTAATAGCATTCAAGAACTCTACTACATTCATCTCTAAAAAGAAGTTCCACTTAGTTCTATCAGCATTACTAAGACTATCTAATACTACGTACCATCCCCATACTTCGTTAAACCCTTTATTATTGTCTTTATTTTGCTCATCTGCTTCTTCGTCTCCTCCTCCGAATAATCCCTCGTACCCTGCATTAAGTTTTCCCAAAGCTTCAAAAAAAAACCAGACATTGGGAATATCTTATCCATTGTTAGACCATCTAGTATATGCTCCTCAGTCCATTTCATACTCTCTGCTGTTTGCATCCACTTGCCTTCTCCATTTCTCTCATAGCATCCTTTAAGCATATTGCCGAATATATTAACAGGCTTTAAATACTTAGGGATAATCTTATGTAGGTTCTTACTAATCTCTCCTTGCTTCTCTGTAAGTTTCATTAAATCAATATACTCTCCTGATATTAATTGCTGAGGTATGTAGTTTACTTGAAACCTTCTACCGGCCACCTTAATATCCATAGGCTTACGCGCTGGAGGTGGTGTATGATTAACGAAGTCCACCTTATTAATTAAGTTCCTTACGTTGCTTATATGTATCTTTATAAAGTAGTCATCTGATACACCTGTAAGTATTTCAAGTATCTTGTACTGTTTGTCTAAGTCATCGAAGTCTAACTCTGGAACTTCTGCAAGCCTTTGATACTGTCTAAGGGTTACATCTTTCCACTCTGTTGGTACTGTTATCTTCATATTAAAATATATATTTTTTGGTATATTGGTTAAATTGTTTACCTTTGGAGTATAACTAAAAACAAAAACAATGGAAGAGGTTAACGGATTTATAATACTAGCAGTAGCTGGTATATTATTAATAGTATTAATTAAATATTTAAACAAATGAAAGATAAGAAGAAAAAAGAAGTAGAGTTAATAAAATCAGAAGAAGTTAAATCTATACTTAAAATAAGCACAACAACACTATGGCTATTTGTTAAGAAGGGAACATTAAAATCTTACAGGATAGGAGAACACACTATAAGATTTAAGAAGCATGAAGTAATGGAGTCTATAAAACCTTACTCTAAAGAATAAACCCCGCTATTACTATTAGCTAACTTATTCAAAGCAACATAACGGAGGGCATCAATTAAGTGGTTGTTAAAATCAACAGGTACATTTAATTGTTTGCCCTCTTTATCTTCACTCCACTTATAACTTAACAGCTCCTTATTTAGATTAACACTATCTCTAGTGATATTTATTACATACCTCTTTAGTATATCAATACTACTCTTAATGCTATCCTTGCCTTTCTTAGCACCTTTAATATTAAACCTTTGATTGTATATCTCCATTATAGATTTAGGTTCAGCACTATCTGCTACTATCTCTATGTGAGGTTCTATCCCTAATTCTTTTAGCTTATCTCCTATCATTGGATTAGTTAAACCAGTTGAATAGATATGCTCTTGCACCCATAGCTCACCATCTTGTTGGTAAACTGCTAGACAGGTAGTAGGGTCATTAGTAAATCCAAAGTCCATACCGTATGCAATTAGCTTAGCTCCCTCAGGTATCTTATCAACTAAGTTGTAGTTCCTAAAGATTAAGCCTTCTATCTTACCGGTTAAACCTCTACCATATACTTTGAATAACTCTATATCTTTAAACCTTAAAGCTTCTAATTTGTCTCTAACCTTCTGAGGTACAAAAGGATTATGTCTATGGTCTGAGATAAACAGTTGAACGTTCTCCTTACCTATTAACTTCTCGTGTACCCAGAATTCACTATTAGGATTGTAATCTATGTAACTCTTCTTCTTAGTTCTTATCTCTAACTCAAACCAAACAATGTAAGGCATACCATTAGCCTCATTCATAAATAGGTAATCTCTCTTACCTGATTTAGCATCTTGCTGGTTCTTATAGGATTTGAACTCCATAATAGAACCATTAGCAAATGTAAAGATTCTCTCTGATTTATTATAGAATGTAACTAATGATTGTAAGTCTGTTGAGTCATTGTAGATGTCTAACGCGTCACGTAATGCACCAGCTTTTAAGTTTGGTACATCTTGTCCAGCTATTGTAATAATACACTTAGACTCGATAGCTTTAGTAAATAGGACTTGTAATATAGAATAAGTCTTACCAGAGGATGAACCCCCTTGGTTTACTGCAACATCTTTAGAGAGGTTTAAGTTTGCTTCATATAGTACCGAGCCTTTAAACAAACTATATCTCTATATCTTTCTCACTGTTATTAATCTTATGCTCGCTAGGGATAACCTCTACTGTTACGTTAGTTACCTTTTGATTTTGGTTCTGAACTGTCTCCTCTGTATACCCTCCATGATTACGTAACCAGAACTGTGCTGCTGGATAAGTACCACCCCAATACATCTTTTGTTCGTTCCAATGTGTCATAAACAATCTGAATCTATTAAGAATATAAGCGAAATCGGTTCCTTTCTTCTCGTAATCATATAAAGATTGTAACGATGCAAACCCTAAAAACAGAGCTAATCCACTTAAAGTATAAACACCTTTCCCCATCTTTGAGAATGAATCTGGTCTCTTCTGCGCATCCTCCCAATTCAAGTAACCTGCTATCTTCTCTGCCATCTTATTAGCATCATCATACATAGGAGGTACTCCATTATTGGTTAAGCCTACTGAAAATAAATTCCCAGCTTTAAACTTACCATCCTTATCTCTGAACTCGTCCATACTTAATGACTTAATATAAATAATGTAATAGCAGATACAACTATCAAAGCTATATATGCTAATCTTTGTTCTTTTAACTTCCTATGCTTAATCATTGCCATACCTCTCTTGTAATAGTTTTGATTGCACCCAGGGCATATCCACTGGTCACAGGTTTCGCACCATTCGCATTGCTTTAATGCGGAGTCTCCATCCTCTAGCTCACATACTCTACAGGTTTTAAGTTCGCTCATATCTTTCTATCATGTTTAAGCAGTCTACTAATACTTCTCCTACACAACTACCACAACCTATCTTTAAGTCTCTCCCAGTAGCTTCTTTATGCATTCTGAATAAAGGATTTAAATCCCCTAGAGGTTCTCCTGTATTCTTAAACATGTTGAGCATATCTTTATATCCTACTAATTCTTTGTATAGTTTATCTGTTATCATCTACTTAAATATATAAATTAAATAGTATTGGTTATAAGTTAACCAGTCTTATCCTTATCCTTATTCTCTTTCTCTTTACCTTTTACTAAAGCAGTACATATTGCTGTTACTACTAATAATATTAATATTAAATTTATCATAATTAATCTATTTTATATTTACCAAACTTCTTACCTTTAAATCCTTTTAAGTCTATTGTATTACTTACAGCAGTTGCCCAAGCTCCTTTACTCTTTACATCTACTCTATACTTAAATAACTTCCATAATGGCTCTAGCTTATAGTCTCCTCCTCCTACTGGTTCTGAGTCATGTATTACCATTATATCAAAGTTAGCAGCTAACCTCTTAATATCTACGTGTCTTCTTCCTCCTGGTGAATGGTCTATTAATATAACACTACCAAAAGGTTTAATACTATCCCAATCTCTAATAAGTGTAGAGTCATTTATCTTAGCATACTCTGGACTATAATCGTATGTCTCAAACTCTCTCTTAGCATCCTTGCAATACTTTCTAAGGTATTGAGTAGAACCCTCTCCACTCCCATACTCTACTACGTTACCTTTAGTTGCTGTTAATGCATACCATAAAAGTAATCTATGGTTAGACCTATTGTCTAGCTTCTTTAAAAAACTATTTCTTATCATTGTTTTGTTATAACTCGTGAAATTTATTATATAATTCTAAAAATGGTAATAACTTATCTTCGTGTTCTACGCTGTTGTTGTGACAATGAGCATCTATAAAAGTGCTTTGCTTCTGTGTCTCTATCCAGTTGTACCTATCAACTCTACCTATTGCTAAGTTAGCTCCAGCTATTTGTACTCTACCTCTATCTATTATATTCAATTGGTTAAAGATAGGCATTAATCTCTTAGTAAGCAAGTGCTGGTCATATCCCCACCATTGTTCCCAATCATCAGAGTAGGCTGTTCTCTCAAACTCTTTAGCATCTCTTAGTATCTCTTTCTCTGTATCCCAACTACATCTCATTCTCTCCTTCCAGTTGTGTCCTGACATTGCTACATAACTCATAGGGAATGTAGTTCTATCTGTTAGGTCAAAACCATACATAGTTATATCATCTATCGAAGGCTTCCAATAATCACTTAAAGGTATCAAATCCATATCACTAGTCATTATCATAGCATCTAATGGTAAATGATTACAAGCATATAACCTACTTACTTGTGCTATTGTTTCTGTACGCATATCTTCTATCTTAGGTAGCTTAACTATCTTAGTAGACTCTAAGGTGTTCTTTAAATGATTAGTATTCACATCGTTAGTAACTAATACACATAGACTCCATCCAAAATGCGCCCATGCTTTCTCTACATAAGGTAGATAGAATAAATAATCAGGGTTATTGTTACTACTTACTACTACTATCTTCTCCATTATATATTCCAGTTAAATATGTTAGGTCTGTGTAGGTCTTCTACATCTGTTAAGTCTTTATTCATATCTTTATACTTTAATAAGAAGTTATGCATCGGAGCTTCATAATATCCAGCTGCTCCTATATGTCCACACAAGTGGTCTGTTTCTTTTAATTCAATTGGTATACTAACATCTATATTCAAGTGACAATCATCTGCGTGTGTTCCTAATTGTGGACAACTACAAGTCTTATAACCATCTAAGAAAGTATTAGCCATACCATAAAAGTAATGCTGCATTATACTATCATCTTGTCTAGTTGCAAATAATCTATAAACATAGTTAGTCAAGAAATCTTGGTCTGTTCCTTTTACATCCCATCTTAATCTAGCATTAACCATCTGTTCCCATGTATTAGCTCCAGTTCTTTCTACTGCTCCTCTCTTAAATCCTATCATTCCTCCCATCATTGGGATATTATGACTATTACTAGATGTTATTGCATGTGCTACTTTTGTGCTGTCTATCCATTGTGTTACTGCTTGTACATCCTTATACATTAAAGGTGCTTCTATATCTCTACAGATAAACATCTCTACGTTAGGGTCAAACATTGGCTTAAGCCTCCAAAGCATTGCCTTAGTCAAAGGAGCATCTTCACAGATAACTATATCAATTGCATTAGTATGTACCTCTTCACTTAATAACTCCCAGAACCTTTTAAACCCATCATAGGTTTGTTTATCTAAGTGCACTCTTATCCTCCAGTCTGGGAACAATAAACGCTGTAAACGTATATTAACCATTAACCCTCTAAGATAGGCATTGAACTCAAAACAATTCTCTGCTTTGTCTTTACCGTATCCGAATAAACTATATGATATTACTTTCATTATAATTCTTTTATCTCTTTTTTAACTTTATGTATCTCACACTTAAGATTCCACTGCTCACTTATATAAAGCTTAGTAAACACCTTATTCTTTTCAAGCTTATCTTTTAATTCAAATAGCTTTTTGTTTAATCCATCTATCTTATTATCCATAACTCTTTTATTTAGGAGGATTGCTTAAACCTTTTATAAATTTATCTTTTGTTTCTTTATTATTCATACAGATATTGAAAGCAGAGTTTAAGATACACTTCTTTATATTTTCAAACTGCTCTTTATTTCCATCTTTAAAGTTTACATAATCTTCTGTAGAAAGCAGCATTGACAATATCTCCCAGTCACCTAAAAGAACACTCACACAGTCTCCATCTTTTTTGTTATGAGACAATACTAATACTGCATCATCTTCTGTTAGTGTCGCTGAATAGTTATTTAAGCTATTAAAAAAGTCTAGTCTGTTATCCATTTGTTTTGTTTTAAAGTAAAACTAGACTCTACCCGTTCCTAAGTAAAGCCTAGTTTAGTTAGATTTTGAAGTTTAACAACAACCATGGTTAAATGTTTAATGTTAATTTCGATTCAAAGATAACATTAATTTTATAACATATACTATAATTCTCATTTATTTTTCAGTTTTAAATAGATAGTGATACATTATACCATCAATAGTAGCTTCTGTCTTTATATCTCCACTATTAAATATTTGTGTAGCCCAGTCTGTATCCTCTCCAAAGTTAGTTAAAGGAAATTTGTACTTAATAGCAATACTTCTTTTGATAGCGTTTAAATGGTTTGGGTATCTTTCATACTTTATAGGCTGCTCATCTATATTAGTCTTATATTTTTGATACTTAATTGAATGCTCGAATATCTCTGGGTTAATACCATCCCAAGTTATAACACCTCTTAAACTACAACAGTCTGGACCAGTCTTAGTAGCCTCTAGTATATCTCTTACATAAGTATTGCTAATCTCATCGTCATCGTCTATAAAACACACATAATCTCCTTGCGCTTCTGCAAGCAATGCATTTCTTTTAGACCCTACTGTACTTCTAGCATCCTTATCATCTAACCTTATTAAAACCTCTACATCTTTCCACCTAGGCTTTACCTGTGGGTCTAGTATTCTCTTTAGTTTCTTTAAAGATTCCTTTCTCTCTCTCATTGTTAGTATTAATATACTTAGCTTCATAAATCAAAATG